ATGAATGAGGATTTAAAGTATCTTCGTGATATAGCTGAACGTGAAGCAATCAATCGTTATACAACGGCAGAAATCAAAGTAGATATGAAAAATGAAAACCGTATTAGCAGTGAATTAGATATTGATGGAATTATTGATAGATTTGGAGAACGTGTTGAGGAAGTATCAGAAATGCTAGCCGAAGGAGGTCCAATGGAAGGTGTATAACTTTTTTATGGATGGTGTACAGTTTCCTGTTGCACCCTCCGAGCTTAGTACTAAGATAAACGGACGTAACGAGACGACAGTACTTATGAATGAAGGCGAAGTAAATATAATAAAGAAAACAGGGTTAACGGATATTGAGTTTGAGGTATTACTCCCAAACGTCAAATATCCGTTTTCTGTTTATCCGAGTGGTTTTCAACCAGCGACATTTTATCTGGATAAACTAAATAAATTAAAAAACTCCGACAAACCCTTTGAGTTTATTGTTAATCGTATGATGCCAAATGGCAATCTACTTTTTGACACCGATATGATCGTGACACTTGAAGATTATGAAATATTAGAATCTGCTGAAAACGGCTTTGATGTCAATGTACGAATCCAGTTAAAGCAGTATCGAGATTATGGTAATAAAAGAATCAATTTGAAAGCTGCTACAAAAACCGATAGTAGTACATCTACATCCAAGACGGCAACTAAAGCTGTAGTAGAGCAGAAAAGGCCAACAACAGGCAAAGAAACACCAAAAACACATACTGTAAAATCAGGTGAAACATTGTGGGCCATTGCTAAGAAGTATTTAGGTGATGGCTCTAAATACACTGAATTAGCAAAAATCAATAATATCAGCAATCCTAACGTTATTAGAGCAGGGCAGGTGATAAAACTTGGCTAAATCACAATTGTATATATCGAGTAAAGGGCAAATGTATGAATGTGCTGTAGAGGAAGGAATTGTATGGGAAACACACCGGAAAGGTACACCGGGTAAATTAACGTTCAATGTGATTAAAGATGATGTACTTAGTTTTCATGAGGGTGATACAGTTCGTTTCGAATATGACGGTCACAAGATATTTTACGGATTTGTTTTTACCAAGAAGCGTACGAATAACAGGGTTATCACTGTTACTTGCTACGATCAGCTGCGCTACTTTAAAAATAAAAACACGTATGAGTATTCCAAAAAGACAGCTGCCGAAGTACTTCAAATGATCGCAAAAGACTTTAGGTTAAAGACCGGCACGGTAGATAATACAAAGCATGTTATCCCTTATATGGTCGAGGATAACCAAGAGCTTTTTACTATCATGGCAAATGCATTAGCTGAAACAACGCTCAATACTAAAAGGTTATATGTACTATATGATGACTTCGGAGCTTTGAAATTACGTGAAGCTAGGACACTTAAAACAGATTTGTTGATAGATCAAGAATCAGGTGAGTCATTTGAATACACGACATCCATAGACGAAAATACGTACAACAAAATTAAATTAGTGCGTGAGAATAAAAAGACAGGTAGGCGTGATGTCTATATCGTTAAAGATGGAAGCAATATTAATCAATGGGGTGTACTTCAACTAACTGATAGCCTTGGAGAAAAGGATAACGGTAAAGCTAAAGCTGATGGGATGTTAAAACTTTATAACCAAAAAACACGAAAGTTACACATCAATAAAGTGTTTGGAAATCCAATTATACGAGGTGGTAGTCAAGTAGCTGTACAATTGTATGTTGGTGATCTTACGGTAGCCAATTTCATGATGGTTGAAACAGTGAGGCGTACCTTCAAAGAGTCTGATCATCGCATGGATTTAAAATTGATTGGCGGTGATTTCATTGCGTAGTATGGAGGACATATTAAAAGAAATCCAAAAGCTAGTTTTGGGTGTTATCAATGCTCAAAAGCTCACTACGGTTGTTTATGGCACTGTTTTAAGTATAAACCCATTAGAAGTCCAAATTGATCAAAAGTTGACACTTAGAGAGGAACACCTAAAACTAACTCGCGCTGTAATGGATCATGAGGTAGAAATGAGTGTGAATGGTGGAACTAAGCAGATTTATAAAGTTTATAACGGCCTAAAACAAGGTGACAAAGTGACGATGTTCCGTGTTCATGGAGGACAACAATTTTTAATCATAGATAAAGAGGTGGTTTGATGATTCCACAAAATGGATTTGAAGAAGAATTAACAGCAGATTTTGAGGAAATGGTTCAACCCTCTCGTACCTACAAACTGGATTTAGAACGAAAGCGCATTATCGGCTATGCAGATGGACGAGAAGCCATTGAACAGGCTATATATAAAGCGTTAAGTACAGAGCGTTATGACCACCTAATATATTCATGGAATTATGGCGCTGAAATAGCAAAATTATTCGGTCAGCCTATACCCTATGTCTATAGCGAACTTAAAAGATTGATTACTGAAGCATTGACACAAGATGATCGCATCGAAAGTGTTGATGCCTTTTCTTTTAGTCATGTTAAGCATAAAGTACATGTTCAATTTATAGCACATACGATTGTAGGTGAAATAGAAGTAACAAAAGAGGTGGTGGATGCATAATGTTTGAGCATATTACGCAGGAGCAATTACTAGATGATGCACTAGACATGGTGAAATCAAACGTAGACAAACGAGAAGGTTCAATTATCTGGGATGCACTTTCACCTCACACAATACAGTTATATGAGTTATATCTTTCTATGGAAGGTATGCTACAAGAAATGTTTGGTGATACAGCATCTAGAGAATTTTTAATTCGCTTATGTAAAGATAGAGGTATATCACCCTATTCTGCTGAAAAGGCAATCTTAAAAGGAATATTTAATTTAGACGTACCTATTGGAAGCCGTTTTTCTTTAGATATTCATAATTACACCGTTACTGAAAAAATCAGTTTCGGTGTTTTTAAATTGGAATGCGAAACATCAGGAATGATTGGTAACAATTATTTTGGTCCGTTAATTCCAATTGAATATATAGATGGTTTAACAAATGCCGAACTAACTGAATTATTAATACCAGGTGAAGATGAGGAAGATACAGAAAGCTTACGCAAGCGGTATTTAGACAGTTTTGAAGCATTGGCTTATGGCGGAAATCGAAAAGATTATTTGGAAAAAGTTCATGCACTGCATGGTGTAGGTGGTGTAAAGGCTTACCGCATTAGAGAAGGAATTTACAATGTGAAAATGGTTGTTTTAGATGCAACTTATAATGTACCTTCACCAACATTACTAGAATCATTGCAGACGGCTATAGACCCAGTAACCAATCAAGGGGAGGGGTTAGGTATTGCGCCAATCGGACATACCGTATTAGTTGTAGGTGTAAGTAGAACTGTAATTGATATTAACTTCCCTAACATCAGTTTTGATGAGGGGTTTGAGTGGGCAGATGTTGAAATAGATGTACAACATATGATAGATGATTATTTTCTTGAACTTAAAAAAAGTTGGGAAGAAACATCACCACTAATTTTGCGAATAGTTCATTTAGAATCTCGAATGGTTGAAATCAATGGAATAATTGATGTACAAAATACAACCATTAACGGAACTGCAAGTAATTTTACTTTAGACAACGATTCTATTCCAAAAAGAGGTGAGGTTACTAATGTATGAACCGTTAACAAATGATATTGATATTTCCAAACTTTACCCAATGACTATTAGTGATTTTGAGGAATTTATTGAAATTGCTAAAGTAGAAAACTCTAATTTTAATCGAGTTAAAGTTGAGTTATTGCAAATGTTTTCTATGCGATTTGTAAACGAAACGGACGGAATAGGTATTGCTCGTTGGGAGAAAATGCTGAAATTAAAACGACGTCCATCAGATACACTTGAAACCCGTCGAATGAAAGTTCTTGCAAAAATTAATAACAAACTTCCATATACTTGGCGTTCGTTACAACAATTACTGAATTCTATTTTTGGTGAGGGTAATTATCAAATTACCTTAGACCCACAAGAATACATTTTAGAATTACTCATACCCAGTGAACAAAATTATTATCGTGAGGTATCAGAAATAGTAGAGCCAATGATTCCTTTAAATATTTATATGATCATCGCAGAAGGAATTTTAAAAGAGGTAATTCAAATGGTTGGTGGATCTTATTCATGGACGTTACCAACAAAAATATGTGGCCGATTTAAAACAGCACCAACATATGGAGCACTAGGAAATGAATTAGTTAAAGTCACTTATGGAATTTATGATTTCGATATGAATACACGCATTTGTGGCCGATTTAGAGCAGGAGGTATGAGGAATTGAATGAAATACAACCATTGATGATAGATTTAACTCAACAATTTTTAAGTAACCTTGTTGCAGGTGCAAAGGTAACAATTGATGGAGTCGTTTATGACAAAGAAATCTATCATACTAGCACAAAGTATGGACTAAGAAAGTATGTGAAATTATCTTTGGAACAAGGTTTAGTAACACGTGCTGCTCTAGTCGATAGTTATGGGCGTGAATTGTATGTGAAAACAATCAACTATCAAAAAGGTTCAAAGGGGTATGTTATCGCATTTCCTCTGCAACTTGAAACAAAGGAAGTGAGAATTAGTGAATAAGCTAATGAATGGCGAGATACCATTAAATTTAAAAAAGAATCCGTATGAGCGAACACAATGGGAGGATGACGTTACTGCTCCTGTGACAGGTGAAATTATCAACGATGGCACACCATTCATGTCAGAATTCGCGAATAACTTTGAGTGGGGAATATACAATGCTTTTCGTTTTATAGGTGAAGTATACCGTCAGCAGGAGCGTATGCGTGTGCAATTGGAATTGGACGGGCGAGTACCTGGGAACTCTGGGACATTTGCAGATGTTTTAGATGGTAGTTCAAATAAAATCACATTAGACAAAGCATTAACGGATATTATTGAGGCTGTTGAAACAGGTACAACTACTTTAAAAGTCGCCAGTGTAGAAGGATTTACAGTTTTCACACAAGTCACTATTTTTGATGACGTGGGAACAGAAGATGTAGTGATTACAGCAATTGGTACAGATACAATTACGGTTCAAGCCCTAAAAAATTCATATAAAAAAGGTGCTAAAATGGCTCGTAGTAATGTCTTGATTGATACGGTCAACGCTGAAATGGGTGTCGGTGATTGGCAGACATTTAGTGTTGAATTAGTAGAGGTGGTGTAGAGATGGTTAAGTATTATTATGATAAGTTTACGGCTATTGAAAACAAACTATATAACGACGATGCTCCATGGACAAATTCTAGTGCAACCATTGGGCCGTTTTCGTCATATGCCAAGAGTTACAGTTTTGATAGAGTTAATAATAAGTATATTTTAGGCCCAGCATGGGGTTATGATGGCGGCCCTGTTAATATTGGTAGCATTGTTTATTCGTTATCTGGCAATTTTTTGAGCCGACATTCGGCAAAAGAAGCTACTTATGATCCAACAGTTACCGTTCCTGCTAACACTGTCTATAGAGACGCCTTGAAAAACACCTATTCCGTCGAAAGTTACTCGAAAGGCTCGTTAGTACAATCCAACATCGCGGCAGAGGATGGCACGTATCCAGCAAATGGACGTCATACAGACGGTTATTGGTATGTCAAAGGGGCAGTAGCTAACACAGCACCAACGATGCCAGGTGCATTTACACAACCATCAGGAAATCTCGAAATCGGTGACTCAAAGGTATTTGCTGTAGGTGTGGCATCTGATGCAGAAGGTAATCTTTCAAAGTATATTTGGGAAGCATCTATAAATGGTGGTGCTTACTCAAAAGTTGGGGAAACTACAACAAACAATCTAACTTACACAATACCTACAGCTACGAGCCTAAAAATGCGTGTTAAAGCCGTTGATTCAGCAGGTTTAGAAAGTGCATTTCGTGAGAGTAGTTTGTACACTGTACAGCCGCCACAATATTACTATTCAAAATACACAATTGTTGAAACTACGACTTATTCTGAACCTCCCTTTTCATGGAAAGGCGATGACTATAGCGTTGCGTTTTCAGGGCTTTATAGAAGTTATTACTGGAATTCACAAAACCGCACATTTGGACTAAGTGGCGGTCAACATGGCCCTAATGTGGAATTACCTGCAGGTACAGAAGGCTATACACTTTTTGGTAGTGAAATATATAGATATAGAAGTCAAAAGGCACAAAATTCAACTTATAGTGTAGATTCATCTGCAAGTGCAGCAAATGCAACAAATGCAGTAGGGAACACAACATATAGCCGAGGTTCACTTGTACAATCCAACATAACAGGCGGATATAGCACATATCCAGCGAACGGACGCCATACTGACGGATATTGGTATGTAAGAGGTAGTCGAGTAAATCAATCGATTGCACCACCAACACCATTCACTTCACCAACAACAGGGAAAAAGTTTAAGCCAAGCGAGGCTGCTACTATTACTTTTGGAGCGTCTAACGCTGTTAATCTATCGCTTTACGAGGTGGATTACAGATACAACGCTACAGGTGCATGGACGCCTTTGCCGTATAACAATACACTTTCTCGTAGTTTGACTATTACTACAGATAAGACACTAAAAGCGCTTGAATTTAGAGTACGTGCTAAAGATACAAGTAATGTGTATTCGGATTACGTATATTCGGAAACGTTTGAAATTGAGCATAATGTAGTACCAACTGTTACATTAACTGGTCCTGGCGAAAACACTACTTTGTATGAAAATGACACTTTTACTATCGCAGGTACTGCTTATGATGACGATGCCGATCAGTCAGTAACAGTGTATTACCAAATCAATAGTGAGCAAAGGAAAGTCTTAGCAACAAATCTAAGTAAAACTCAAATTGCTTTATCCAAACAACTAATCTTTAAAGGCGGAAAGCTGTTTGATGACGAGGTAGTATTAACAGATACATTAGCAGAAGGTGTACCACATACCTTGAAGGTTTGGGCCGTAGATAATGAGGGAGCACAATCTGCAACGATAGAGCGAACATTTTATGTCGTTCCTAACCGAGCTCCACTTTTATCAGTAGACGCTGTTGTGCCAAGTGGAAATATTAATGCTGATAAATTTAAAATCAGTGGTACTGCATCAGATCAGGACGCTAATTCGAACATTAAAGTAAACTACCGAATTAATGGGGCTAATCCAGTTGAAGTTTACAACGGAGCAGGTGGTGCTTGGGAATTTGAGGTTTCTCTTGCCCAACTCGTAGTCAATGAAAATACGATAATTATTGAAGTAATCGACAATTACGATGCTAAGACAAGTAAAACCGTAAAACTAAAGAAAAATGAAGTGAAAACGCCTATTTTACAATCTGTAGCGAGGCATAAGATTTTCCCTCCTAAAGGTTCAGCAAGAGGCGTTTTAATATGGGTTCAACGTGACGAGGAATTGGA